GTGAGATCTGCCGCGGTAAGAGTAGTCTTGGTGAGCACATTCACCATTGAAGATGAAGGTATGACAAATAAACCATATGCACCACCCTCAGACGACGGCGACAAACTATAATCAGTTTTCCAGCCGGCCTTGGCGGAGTCGGATCCGTCGTTGTTAGTGTCTTGGTGACCCAAGACTCGGACATATGTTAATGGACCCACGTTAGCGTTTAAGTACGCTTTAGCGGCGTAGGTGCCGTACATTGGAGATTGCAAGTTACCGTCACGGTAAACATCACCGCTACCACCACCTGCTACTGTATCGCCAAAGTTCTCCACAAAAGCAGAGTATGATTCAACCTTGACTGGTTGCATTGCGATACCACGGGTTGCGCGGCCGACCACAACTGGTCCGATGCTATCTGCTGTTTTCGGAATAAAGGAGTTATCGATTTCATTGATGAAAACTCCGGGCGAAACAAATTTAAAATTCTTAACTGACATTGTTGTACTTCCTTTTAGGTATAAATTTGTCTAGAAGACTTGTTTATCATTATTTAAATAGTATTTCTATCGTCAAAAGGATGAAGAGAAATGATAAAATGCGGTTCAGTTCCTGATTTAATCTTCAAAAAAGGATGGGTTACCCGGAACTGCGCCTTGTTCTCTAGGAAATGTTACAACAACAAAGTTTTCATCTAGCCTAACAATAGGTCGATCATCGTTTTCGCCTTCGCCTACCAAATAGCCCAAAACGCGAATTGTGATGTCTGTAGAGTACATCCTGTTGTCTTCGTTAAGTTCCGCAGCATTGTTATTGTGTGCGAAGTTTTGATCTATGAACGCTTCATATATATGACCGTTCCTTCTCATTAAAAAGGAGTTTATTTGACCGGTTCTGGCCATAAATGGCTGCATTAGTGAGTTCATCTGTTGTTGGAACTCGGTCTTAATCGTAATCTTGTATTCAAGGTTTACATAAACTGGAATAGGTATAGATAAGGTCTGTATAACTACCTGCTTATTAATTCTAGGGAAATACTTCTGTAGGACGCCTTCAGTTGTCGAGCGTGTTCCGGTGGCTACAGCGAAGTTTCTTGTCTTATCTTGCTTTATTTTTTTAGCGATGACAAGACGGCCGGTACGACCATCCTTCTTATCAGAAAAAATTTGCGCTTGGAACCCGCCTTTACGATCCGGATCCTTAACTATGCCTGTTCTCTCAATACTAATAACTGGCAATATAATGCTTCCGTTTTCATCTCTTAAGGAGCGCTCTTCTTTAACTTGAAATGCTCTTTCCGGCGTCTGCCAGTAAACTGGTACTTGTGTGTACCCAGCATTTGTTTTAGCGCTAAGGTTTAAATCCTCTTTTAGCCAAGACATAATTGAATAATCAATTGTCTCAATCGTAGAAGACAACATTCCCACTTCCTGAAGTGTAAAATTGTTCTCAAAGTCTGGTAACTGGGCAAAATCAAAATCATCAGGTAGCATCAAATTGTCCTCTTCTGGCACGCTTGCAGGTGGCATTTACCTCAAAAGTCTCGTCTACTTGGCCAAAAAGTTTGCGAGGCTTTGATAATTTAACTATCTCATAATAAGTTTTACCGTACAAAATAAAATCACCTTGCCTTACAAATATATTCTGATCTTCGTTAAGTCTTCTCTTGTGGAAGTATACGTTGATAATTGAATCCGAATCTGTCCCAACACCTGAAAGATACGAGGTTGTTTCTTCTTCAACATTAACCAAAGCATAAACTCTAATCGGTGGCAAATATGTTTTCTCTATTGCTTCACCATACATGTCATGAAAGTCTGTCGCTTCTATATCTATTGGATAATACAAGATTTGCTGGCCAATGACTTTTTCAATTAGTTCATCGTTGACCTGCTTTACAAGATCTCTTTCTTTCTTACCTAAGAATAAAGGTGGCGGTGGCGCGTCTGGTCTGTCCCATTCATCTGACATTTAAATCACCCCACAAAAATTGGTAATGGAGAATTCTTGAAAATATTCTGAGTAGCATCTGCCGACTCCGAATCATATTTGACAAGTTCTTTGTACTCGACTTCCTTCAACATCTCCATTAATTTATCTTTTAATTGTTGTTGTTCGTCTTTTGCTTGTGACAATAACTCTGTGTGATTCAATGTTACACTTTCGCCCGGGATTGGGATGGTGGTGAACTTACCTCTAATCTGACCTAACATTTCTTTACATAAAGCCAGAGCATACTTGCGGATCCATTGTTTACCTATCGCATTAATGTTTTCATATGGAACATTATCAAATGGCAATGTGTTCAAGTTGTTAACACCATCAACTCCATCTGTGTAAGATTCGTTAGATGTAAACACGTCCTGATCATCAATATAAAACCTAAACCACATTCTGTCAATAGTGTTGAAGCCATATTCACCCGGGTACGGGTACAATCTAAGAACGTTGTCAATAATCTCATATGAATAGTGTGACGCTCTAGTGAATAGCGAATCTTCGTACATGATTGCTTGAAGTTTGTTCTGCCAAGTTGGAACAACTTGAAAGGTGCTATCATCCGCATACTGTCCGTAGGTGTGTAAGTCCCCTACAACATTAAGTCCGCCATAATATCCAAAGAATCTCCACATTGCTCTTGGAGTCTTGTAGTATACTTTGTTGACAATAACTCTAGTGTCCCCAACTTTACCGGCAAATGGTACTGCATTTCCAAAATCATCAACACCATTTGTAGATTGAGTCTCTAATATTTGTTGTAAGTCGTAGTCTTGCTTACCATCGACAGCAGCAAAAGAAGCCGAGTATTGACGTATAGTGCCTCCAAAGCCCGCCATGCCTGCCATAGAGTCACCAATCTTTTTAGCCTGCTGTACAGCCACTCTTGGGTACTTAAGGTTTGCGTTAGCGGTGCCTCCGCTCATATCTCCATGATGATCAAACGTGCCAGTTACATTACCAAGCGCATTGGATAAAACGTTTTTACCCTGATGCATGTTTATGATAAAAGAATATTCTAGAACGGCCTCTTCATACGCTGCATAGATGTTTGAAGGAGTTAACTCAATGTCAACTACATCACCACCAAGTTTTTTGTATGTATAGGCTACTTGTTCTGAGGCTCCGCTAATAAATGCTGCAGAACCTGTATAAATACCAAATGGTACAGCAGTAGCCACATCATCAGTTGAACCTGTAGATGTTAGAATTATAGCACTTGTCTGTGATTTAGGTGATAAATTTGTTGGCATTTACAAGACTCCTCAAATTAAATAGTAAACAGGCGGTCAATGACCGCCATTTAAGCATACAACTAGTAAACTAATTGTTATTTACTTTTTTTAGAAGTCTTGGGTTGCGCCTTGGGGGCAGCCTTTAAAGGTGCTTTCTTGGGTGCCGGTGCTGCAACGGGAGCGGCCTTGGCAGGTGCTGGGGCGACTGCCTCTTCAACTGCTGGTGCAACTTCAACTTCGCTAGCAGCGCGACGACGGCGTTGTACTAGTCTTTTCCATGATTTACCCATTGTATTCTCCTTATGAATTGTGGTATACATTAAATAGTTTTATTCTCTTAAAAACGCTAAAAACAAAAACTCAAAAAAAATCCCCCCCGCAAAAGCGAGGAGGACTCTTTTATACTCAGTTAATTCTGATTCCCTATCAGGAGCCAGACTCACCCAAGAGACCACGACAGATAACAAGTCCGTACATATCTGGACGAACCATCTTCTTGGCGTAGCGTGTCATGACACCCTTACGCGGCACGAAGTCTTCTGGTCCGAAGATTGTAGGAGTTGTTTGCAGTGGTACGTATGGTGCGTACACGTAACCGCTTTCAAGGAAAGAGTTACCGCGACGGCCAACGAGAATCACGTTACGCAAGAAGTATGGGTCAACGTAAACGTCGAACTTCTTAGTAAGCGCGCCAACTCTAACAGCACCGATGTCGCCACGCTCATCGTCAGCAGTGACGGAAGCACGGAAACCAGCAGTGAACTCAAGGATGTTGGCAACTTCAGGTCCGCAGACGATGAAGTTAGCACCACCACGAAGAGTCTTGCGGTGAATTTGAGCGGACACATCGTTGATGGTTTCAACGAGAGTCTCGTACCACTCGGATACGGTACCGGTGAA